TGGCAGTGACCGGTACGAGCAACAGGGGCAATTTGTCCGAAACTTAGCGAAACTTGCGATTCAGTACGACTGTCTGATCCTGCTGGTGGCGCATCAGAGAAAGAACGGATATTCGACGGATATTAATGATGAGGTCAGCGGCTCCGGAGATATTACGAATCTGGCAGGTTTGACACTGGGTTACAATCGCGGGAACAGTGATGAGATTGGAAAAAGCATGAGTGCGGATCAGCGCAAGCTGATCGTGGCGAAAAACAGACTGTTCGGAAAGATTAATCTGGATGGAATCATTCTGGATTATGATGAACGGTCGAAAAGGATATATGGAGATGGTGATGATCTGGATTATCAGTATGGCTGGGATAAATCAGATGGATTTTACAGTGCTGATATTGATGAGTCAGACGAGTGCCCGTTTAAGTAGGAGCAAATATTATGCATGAAAAAATACAGAATGTCATGAATACGGCATGGAAGAATTATAAAGATTACCGGCGGTCTGGGGATATGCGACAGTATACCAAGCAGATGAGCGCATTGGTGGAAAAATACAAAGGCAATTCCCTGCTGCAGCAGTTCGCTGAAAATATGGCGATCACCTATGTGCCGGTAATCAATGCAATGGCAGAGGAGAAAAGAAATGAGCAACAAACTAGTGAGAAAGAAAAAAAATAAACCAAAGTATGGTTGGATGCAAAGTGAGATAGATGCAGCGGTGCGCCGAGATGCTTATGACAAACATGTTGCCGGATATGCAGTAACAATGATGCAGCATGTTCTGGAGATCGGATTATGGACGCTGCATGATAAATTCGGATTTGGTCGGAAACGATTGGAAAGGGTGCAGGGAATTTTTAACGAGTACCTGAAAGAACACTATGAGAAAAAGTTGAATGTTCGCGAGTTCTCGATTCTGGTGCAGGCAAAAGTCGGCGCAGATGTTGAAGCAGAAGCGAAAAAGTTCTCTCAGAAGTGTCGGATGAATTTGGCAAAGATGGAATATCCGAAGAATCCAAGAGATCTCAAGGTAAAACTGATCACAATCACAGATGCATTATCCACAACTTATGCGATGATCTGCACGGAGTTGATCACCAGAGAGAAGATGAGCGGAACGAAAGTGCGTAAGTTTCTGGAAGAATGTGCAGCGTTAATCAATGAGTACCTGAATGGCGGTTGGGTAAGCCAGGAAGATATCAGACAGATCTTAGCGGAAGAAACAGGTATCAGGATTGCGCTTGGATAGGAGTAAGAGCAATGTTTAAGGTTGGAGAAAAATATAAAATTTACAGAAGTGGAGCAATAGAGCTTAAGGATAAGAAGTGGGTAAAGGCTGTGGTAGAGCATATCCCGGAACATGAGCGGTTTGTTCGTTTCCGGCTGCACTTTACAACCTGTTTTGGAGAACACACCAGCTATATTGAATCATTTACGATGAATGAGCTGGCGAAGATGATGAAAAGCGGAGAGATGGTGAGAGCCTAGAGCTTGAATGAATCTTGGGTAAACTTGGATAGATTAAATAAGACTAAGACAAGGTGGAAAGGAAAAATAATGGAAAATAATGATTTTATGAACAAACGTTTAACAAAGGATACAGGGGAAGCGTTCTCACCGGCAAGATACGGCTTAAAAAGCGGGAATGATGCTATTATAGCCCCATATAAAACATACGAACTATTTTTTGAAATTACGTTCATGGTAATTCAGAAACTGGGAGCGTATGAGGATATTGGAACGCCAGATGAATGCTTGGAAGCAATGCGAACAGCCAGAGCGTGTCAGGCGCAGTATATAGATAATATTGGTGATCCGCTGGAACCGTTGAAAATCAGTAGTGCGCTAAAGAGTGAACTATTAAAACTGCAATTTAGAAAAGCAGAGAATCCAGATAAGATCAGTATACTGGATTATACAGTTATTGCAGCATTGAAGGAAGTTTTGGAAAAGAGGGTGGAAAGAGATGGAAAATAATTGGATAGACATCAACGACAGACTTCCAAATCCGGGAGAATATGTACTGGTGTCGTTTGAAAACGTTACACTTCCGGATATTGGAAGATACGAAACAGACAGTGATGAATCCGGAGCATTTTATTCGGGAGATGATGATGCAAGCTATGCATCGTTTGGAGTATTTGTCAACGCATGGATGCCACTGCCAGAAATATACAGGAGAGAGGAATAGATGATGATTATCAAATCTGTAAAATTAGAGAACTGGGCGAAGGCTCAGAAACGTGTAACGATTGGAAGAATCCGAAAAGAGTTTAACGTCAGCGAAGAAGTGGCGCAGGATTATTACGATTATCTGAAGAATACAGGCATCATTGGTAGAATGGGGATGGTGAAAAGTGAAAAAGACTGACGAACAGTTGCAGCAGGAAGTGGCAGAGATCCGGCGGTTTGTGGATGGGGATAGTAAACAGATCGCAAAGAAAGTGATTCCAATTGCATACAATGCGGCAATTGGAACAGCAGTGGGATATTGTTCAGTATGTGCTTCACTGCCATTAAGAGAATGTGATTGCGCATATTGTCCGAATTGCGGGCAGAAATTAGATTGGAGTGATGTGAAATGAGATTAATTGATGCAGATAGATTACTGGTTCATCTGAATGACTGCGCACTGTCAGTATCATCAGGTGGTGGAGGCCTTAAAGACCAGATGATTGCCAAGGTAGAATATGATGCCATCCAGAATTGTATGAAAGCAGTGGAAGAGCAGCCGACAGCTTATGACGTGGAAAATATGATAAGCGAAGTGGAGGTAAAGATGAAGACCATGTGGTACTTTTTAGACTGCCATTCAGCACAATGTGATAATGAGAGTGGTGGAGATTGCAGTTATTGTAAAAAAGATTTCTACGATGAGATTGATAAAATCGTTGAACAGTTGAACAAAGAGTTGAACTATTGTGACATTACTTGATTACCTTGCATCCATGGGTGGAAATCCAGAATGGAGCCTGTCATATCTTAGATGGCGGCAGCTAAGAGGTGAGATACAGATAAGTGGCAGCAGGGCAGAGCTGCAAGAGAATAAGGGAGGCGATGCCGTTGGAGAAGATGACAAAGGAAAGACTGAAAGCGTATCGGAGTAATAAAGCGGAGATATTGGAACTGGATTATACTCTGCAGAACCGCTGGAAGTCAGATACGATGATCGGGAATGATGTGATTTTTGATTACAGCAAAGGTTATCCGATGCCGCAGTGTGTGGTTGGGTTTGACCAGGAGAAATATGAGCGCTTGCAGGACCGTGATTTGAAGCGGAAGAAAGTTCTGGAGCAGGAGTGTAAAGAGGTGGAGCAGTTCGTGGATGCAATACCAGATAGTTTAGCACATCGCATCTTCCGGAAGCTGTTCATTGATGGCAGAAAACCGGTGACACAGGAGCAGGTTGCAAAGAGCGTGCATCTGGATCAGAGCAGAATCAGCAGAAAAGTTGATGATATTCTGAAAAACGCATAAAATGCATAAAAAACATATATATAATAATACTTGAGCCAAAGGCGGAAACCGGCGGCTCGATTTCTCCCCTATAAGGATAAACCTACTTAAAAGGCATTCGGAAACGGATGTCTTTTTCGTTTGCATAGTAAAGGAAAATAAGCTATAATTATAAGTATAACTTTTAGGATATGATTATCACAAAGGAGAAAGAGGTTTATGAAGGGGAAAGTAGTATCGTTTATTAACATGAAAGGTGGAGTGGGAAAAACAACTTTATGTATTGGAATTGGTGAATATTTGGCCAATTATTATAAGAAAAAGATTTTGTTTATTGATTTAGATCCACAGTTTAATGCTACGCAAAGCCTTGTTAATGAGTATGATTTAGAAGACGAGTATTTAAGTAATTATTCGCAAGGGAACAATGCAAAAACAGTTATGCGTTTATTTGAAACTCAGACAACAATAGCAAAAAAAATAGATTTACCAGAACCAAAAGATGTATTAGTAAAGCTGAATGAGAATATGGATTTGTTACCAGGTACAATAAATTTAATTCTTGTTGAAACGGATAAGGATGGTTCAAAGGCTAAAAAAGTTAATAAATTTATTCAAAAAAATCGACTGAGAGAAAAGTATGATTTTATATTTATAGATTGTCCACCAACAATCTCGGTATATACAGATGCAGCACTAATTGCATCAGATTTATATCTTGTGCCAATTCGGATTGATAGGTATTCAATATTGGGAATAAAATTATTAAAACAAGTCATTGACAGACTTGATGATAATGAAAATATTGGTATAAAACCATTGGGTATAGTATATACAATGATTAAAGAGATGACACAAAAAACAAAACAGTTAAAGGAAACGTTTGAAAGTGATACCATTGTTCAAGAGATAGGTATGTTTAGCAATATGACATCTCAAGTAAATGATTTACTAGTTGGGTATCAAGGAAATATAGCTTCCAAATATAAAAAATCGCGGGAAGATATAAAGTTGATTTGTGAAGAATTTTTGAAAAGGGTAGAAAATCTATGAGTTTGGATGAATTGAGATATTACTTAACAAAAACGGATATAAACAATATCGAATTAATGGGAATTTTAGGGATTTTAATTATAAAAAAGGATATTTTAAAGAAAAATTCTGATGTGGGTGAATTTATAGAGTATGTAGTTGGAGAAAAGTTTCCTGGATATGTAATTAAATCACGTACATTGATGTCTGCAAGAATTAATCGTATATTAGTAAATATAGATGAGCAATTAGAAATAAAAAAAATTTCGACCAAAATTTTGGATTATATTGATATTCATGATGACGAAGAAAATTCCAACAAAAGAGTAAAAAAGAAAAATGAAAATGACAAATTGAAGAAATGGCTGGAAGGTTTATGATATGCTTGAAAGATATAGGGACGTTGCCTTTTGCAAAGAGGATATAAATGTGTTTATTTCATTAGTTAAGGATGATGTTGGTCAAGTGTCAGAGGAAAAATTAGTTTGTATTGCGAAAGGTATTTTATTACATAAAAAAGTGTTTTCCTGTCCTGAGAAAAATTTAGTTCATTATTATAATTGCCTTCTTTCTGATATGCTGAATTGGGTTCATTCATTAGGCGTGAAATCTTTGAAGTTATTTTATACAACTTATAGATCTTTGATAGAGAACTATATTCGAGTATATTTGAAATATGATGAGGAGAACGAAACTGGAATTAGAAATATGTTTAATGAAATTCGAGACATATGTGGTGCTAATGGAAAGGAATTTATTGATTATCTAGAAGGAGAGTATGGTAAATGTTGCAATGTTGTACACAGTAATATACAAGGGTATATACCAGTGTATTCATATTATGACGAATTGCTTCAGGCTGATGAAATGGGTGAAAAAAATGTGGAGTCGTGTTTACAAATAATGAACACATTCTATGTTAAATGTAAAAAATTTCTTATAAAAAATAAAAAAATATTAATAGATGAAGAATTTTATAATCATAAAGAATTATTAAAATATCTATTAGGAGATAAAGATTATAATGAATTTGAAAAGATAGATATTTAAAATAGAGATTAAATCTAGAGGGCAGCAGGATTTACCTGCTGTCTTTTCTTTATGCAACAAAACCGACGAATGAGAGGTGAAGGTACATGGCAAGAGCACCAGATCCGCGAATCGAAAAGGCAAAAGTCATGTATCTGGAAGGTGTGAAATTAGTTGAGATTGCAAGTCAACTAAATTTACCGGAAGGGACGGTTCGGCGATGGAAGTGTACTCATAAATGGGATAGCGAACGTTCGGATAAGAAAAGCGAGCGTTCGAATAGAAAGAAAGGCGGGCAGCCTGGTAACAAAAATGGAAAAGGTGGTCCGCCGGGAAATAAAAAGGCAGAGAAGCACGGATTCTTTTCAAAGTATCTTCCGGAAGAAACACTATCCATTATTCAGGAGATGCCAGAAAATCCATTGGATGTCCTCTGGGACCAGATCCAGATTGCTTATGCTGCCATTATCAGGGCACAGCAGATTATGTATGTGCATGATCGGAATGATGTGACAACAACAAAGATAGCAGAAAGCGAAGGAAATGTATGTTCTGAAAAATGGGAAATACAGCAGGCATGGGATAAGCAAGCCAATTTTTTATCCGCGCAGGCCAGGGCGCAAAAAACGTTGGAGGGAATGATTAACCGTTACGAGGATCTATTGCATAAAAATTGGGATATGGCAACCGAGGAGCAGAAAGCAAGAGTTGAACAGATTACTGCAAAGACCGAACTGCTCAAAGCAAAAGCTCAGCTTGATGATGATACAGAAGTGGTAGATGATGGATTCCTTGAGGCATTAAAGGGAACAGCAGAAGAGGATTGGTCAGATGCGGAAGATTAAACAGTTTTTCAAATTCCAACCATTTTCCAAGAAGCAACGCAAAGTACTGAACTGGTGGACGGAGGATTCGCCGGTAAAGGACTATGACGGAATTATAGCAGATGGCGCAATCAGATCCGGTAAAACAGTGAGCATGTCGTTGTCATTTGTATTGTGGGCGATGTGCAGCTTTAACGGTCAGAATTTTGCTATGTGCGGCAAGACAATTGGTTCGTTCCGAAGAAACGTACTATTCTGGTTGAAATTGATGCTTCGTTCCAGAGGATACCGGGTAACGGATCACCGGGCAGATAATCTGGTGGTTATCTCAAGGGGCAGCGTAGAAAATTATTTTTATATATTTGGTGGAAAAGATGAACGATCACAGGATCTCATCCAGGGAATTACTCTGGCTGGGGTCTTTTTTGATGAAGTGGCATTGATGCCGGAGTCATTTGTGAATCAGGCGACTGGTCGATGCTCTGTGGATGGATCCAAGTATTGGTTCAACTGCAATCCAGATGGTCCATATCACTGGTTCAAACAGAACTGGATAGATAAACGTAAAGAAAAGCATCTATTGTATCTGCATTTTACAATGGATGACAACTTGAGCCTGTCAGAAAAGGTGAAAGCCAGATACCGTAGCATGTACACCGGGGTATTTTACAGACGTTATATTCTTGGACTGTGGGCGATGGCTGAGGGCATCATCTATGACATGTTCAGTGAAGAACGTCATGTGGCAGATCCGGAAACATTCAGTGATTTATTACTTGATGGCAACAGATATGTCAGCTGTGATTACGGTACCCAAAATGCAACGGTGTTTTTGCTTTGGAATCAGGGAACAGATGGCATCTGGTACTGCACACGGGAATATTACTATTCCGGACGTGAAGAAGGTCAGCAGAAGACCGATGCAGAATACGCAGATGATCTGGAAAGCTGGCTGTCTGGGACAGATATCAATGCTGTGATCGTAGATCCGGCAGCAGCATCATTTATTGCTGAATTAACAAAACGCGGCTACAGGGTAATAAAAGCCAAGAATGATGTGGCAGATGGTATCCGTCTGGTAGCAACAAAACTGAACTTGCTGAAAATAGTATTTTCAAACATTTGTCAGGACACGATCAAAGAATTTGCTTCTTATATTTGGGATGCAAAGGCAGCAGAACACGGTGAGGACAAGCCGGTGAAACAGTATGATCATGCCATGGATGCAGTGAGATATTTTGTATATACAATTCTGGGCGAACGTCCACGGTTGAATCGAAAGGTAAAAGGAGGCATATAGCGTGATATATAGATTGGCAGCAGAAAAAACGCTGACAGATGATAAATTGATGGAATTTATCCGAAAACACGATGCAGAATGCGCATTCCGGTTGCAGAAGCTTTGGGATGCATATATGACAGATTATCCGATTTTTCACGAAAAGGAAAAACCTGCGTGGAAGCCGGACAACCGAATTGCTGTCAATTTTGCAAAATACATTGTCGATACGATGAACGGATTCTTCCTAGGAAATCCTATCAAGATTTCAGTAGATGGAGAAGCAGAAGATATAAAAAAATATGTGGAATTTCTTGACCAGTACAATGATCAGGATGATAACAACGCGGAATTGTCAAAATTATGCAGCATATTTGGAAATGGATATGAAATGTATTATGTGGATCCAATCGGAAACGTTGGAATTACATATCTCTCACCCATGGATGGATTTATGATCTATGATGATTCGGTATTGCAGCGCGAACGGTATTTCGTGAGACTGTATATCGATGATGATCAGGTATTGCATGGAAGTCTATCAGATGATGAGAATGTACGATGGTTTACCATAAAAGGAAAACTTGTGTGGGATGAGGATGAAAAGAAGCATGGGTTTGAGGGAGTGCCAGCGACAGAGTATGTGGAAAACCGGGAGCGGATAGGAATCTTCGAACCAGTACTGACCATGATCAATGCATACAATAAGGCAATCAGTGAGAAAGCCAATGATGTGGATTATTTTGCGGATGCCTATTTGAAAGTTCTGGGAGCGTATCTTGATAAGGATGATGTAAAGTCTATCCGCGATGACAGGATCATCAATTTTGATGGAGAGGCTGACAAGTTGAATGTGGATTTTTTGCAGAAGCCAGATGGTGATACGACACAGGAGCATCTGATTGATCGACTGGAAAAACTGATTTTTCATATCAGCATGGTTGCCAATATTTCAGATGAAAATTTTGGGACAAGTTCCGGAATTGCCATGAAATACAAGTTACAGGCGATGCACAATCTTGAAAAGACAAAAGAGCGAAAGTTTACTTCTGGAATGAACCGACGCTATCGTCTGATCTTTTCAAATCCAGTTTCCGGTATGAAAAATGAAGACTGGGTGAAGTTACATTACAAATTCACACCGAATATTCCGGCGAATGTGTTGGAAGAGACGGAGATTGCCGGTAATCTGGATGGAATTGTATCACAGGAAACTCAGCTTGGTACATTGTCTATTGTGGATAATGTGCAGGCGGAGATAGATAAGCTTGAGGAAGAACAGAAAAAGAATCAGGATGATGCTGTTATGAGAGGATTGTTCGGAGGTGCAGCAGGTGACATCACAGGAGTACTGGAAAAAGAGGGAAGCGGCTCAGCGAAAGCATAACATTACTGAGGAAAAGGAATATCAGAAACGTATTCAGGAAATCTTCCGGAACATGCAGGATGAGATTACGAAAGAAATCAACGGCTTTTATGTGAAGTATGCCAGAAAAGAGGGAATTACTCTGGCAGAAGCAAAAAAGAAAGTGTCTCAGCTTGATATTGAAGAATATGCACGAAAAGCTGCAAAGTATGTGAAAGAGAAAGATTTTTCCAAGCAGGCAAATGAGGAGATGCGCCTGTACAATGCTACAATGAAAATAAACCGTTTGGAACTGCTGAAAGCAAACATTGGTCTGGAAATGGTATCTGGATTTGATGAACTTCAGCAGTTTTTTGATGAAACGCTTACAAAGCGGGCAATGGATGAGTTTCAGCGGCAGGCTGGAATACTTGGAGTAACGATTCAGGATAATGCAAAAGCAGCAGATGCGCTTGTAAATGCATCATTTCAGAATGTTACATTTTCGGACCGTGTCTGGATGCATCAGGACATGTTGAAAGCAGAATTGGCGAACTTGTTGCAGACAGGATTGATCAGAGGTCAGCATCCAAGGAAACTTGCTACCCATTTGAAAAAACGGTTTGGTGTCAGTCAATACAATGCAGAAAGATTAATGATCACGGAGTTAGCCAGAGTGCAGACGGAAGCACAAAAGCTGTCGTTTGAAAGAAATGATTATGAAGAATATCAGTTTCATGCACTTGGAACTGCCTGCGGTGCCTGCCGTGCGCTGGATCAGAAACATTTTCTGGTAAAAGATATGATGCCGGGAGATAATGCACCGCCGATGCATCCGCATTGCCGATGCTCTACAAGTGCTTACATGGATAGATCGGCATTTGATAAGTGGCTGGAAGAACAGAAAAGCAGACTTACGTTAAATGAAAAGGCAGCAGTTGTACGATATATAAGTCCGGATTCATATTCACTCAATGATAAGTTGCGAAGAAACGCCAATTCAGAATTGACAGATATTGAAAGAGAATGGATCATGAATCTGGATGCGGCACTTGAAAAACTACCAAGTTATAAAGGAAATTTAAATCGTTCCGTAACATTTTTGTTTGAAGAGGATGCACAGAAATACTTTGATGAATTTGAGGTAGGAAAAGAGTATATTCCAAAACAATACTTGTCAACGACCAAAAGAGATGTATATAATGATGATGCACAGGTACAGATTTATATCCAAAATGCGAAAAATGGAAAAGACCTTAGAGGGCTAAATGATATGGAAAATGAAGTGCTTTATCCATACATGACAAAATTTAAGGTAATTAACAAAATCAAAGAGGATGGAAGAGTTTACATTCTTTTGGAGGAATTGGAATAATGGCATTAACAGCACGAGAGTGGTTGTTGCTTTCAGAGGATGAGCAACAGCGTAGAAAAAATGAATTATCTCCTCATGAATGTTTCTTATTGAGGACTGAATTGGAGTATATACATTTTTCTGAAGAGGAAAAGAAAAATATTTCACCTGAGAAAAGAGAAGCATTTCTTCATCCCAAGAAACGTACAGAGGAAGAAAAAGAAGAATTTAATCAGAAATGCAAGGAAATTTTTAAGCGCATGTCAGAAGAGGCAAAACACAGATCATAGATACCACTGATCAGAAATGGTTAGTGGTATTTTTATACCCATTTTTAAGAAATAAATAAAAGGTGCCGTATAAACGACACCTGCTACATTTCGTAGCGGGATTCGAACCCGCATCTGATTGTTAGTTAGACAATTGCTTTATCCATTAAGCTATACGTCCTTTTAGTTACCCAAAGGGCATATTTATAGTACTATGTTTTTAAATAAATGTCAAATTGTACTTGACTTTTGGAACTCATAAGTTATAATAGACTTATGGAACTCAAAAGTGAGGTGATTACATGAGTCCGAGAACTGGAAGACCAACAGAGTGTAGAAAAGACCATGATGTAAAAGTAAGAATTGATGATTCTACTCACAAAAAATTATTGCAATATTGCGAAGAACATGGAGTAACGAAAGCAGAAGCTATTCGACAAGGAATTCAGTTGGTATTACTGAAAAAGTAAAAACAGTCGTAGCACCGACCAAAGCACAAACGACTGTTTAGGTTAGAAGTTTCCTTCTGTAAATATTATAATGCAGATGGAAGCTTCTTTCAAGAACCAAAATTTGAAAGGAGTCTTTTTATTATGAATATTGTAATAGACGAAGAAAAAATAATGGAAGCTAGAGTTTTAACTCAAAGAGCGGAAGTATTATCAGATACACTTGTAAATGGTTATTTCGATCAGGATGTTGAATCGCGAAAAGATTATTGGAAATTGGCTGGAGGATATTATGAAAATGCCAAAATAATAACAGAAACAATATTAAGCCTTGTTTGTAACGCAAGAAAATTGATAGATAAAGGGCTGGATGAATTTCTTACAGAAAACGAGTAGGAGGTACGGACATGGAACTGATGAGCACAACGGCACAGACACCCATCGAGATTACACTTGGTATTGATGAAAAAGGAATGACTACGGCGAGAAAACTGTATGAATTTTTAGAATTACGGAAAGCGGATTTTGCAAGGTGGGCTAAGACCAACATAACTGAAAATGAATTTGCAATTGAAAATGAGGATTGGGTGCGACTCTTCATTGATGCGGAGACGCCAACAGGTGGAAAAATTCAGAGAGAAGATTATAAATTAACTGCACAGTTTGCAAAGAAACTTTCCATGCAGTCCAAAACCGCAAAGGGTGAACAGGCCCGTCAGTACTTCCTCAAAGTAGAAGAAAAACTGAAAGAGGAAGCAAAAAGAAGCATTCCAATGACGGTACCGGAACAGATCCAGCTTTTGGCGATGGGAAATGTGGAACTGAATCAGAAAGTAGATAATCTGGATAAAAAGGTGGAGCGGTTGGAATACGACCTTCCGATTCTTGGAATAGAAATTGATAAAATAACCACAGCAGTGAAAAAGAAAGGTGTGCAGTGCCTGGGAGGAAAGAACAGCAATGCATACCAGGATAAATCACTCCGCGGAAAAGTATACAATGATATCTACCGGGAACTGAAACGTCAGTTTGGAGTAAGTACATACAAAGCAATTAAACGAAGCCAGTGCGAAACAGCTGTGGGAATAATTGGCGATTATCAGCTTCCCTATGTATTGCTGGAACAGATTCAGCTTCAAAACAATCAATTAGGGTTGTGGGGAAAATAATTACATATCACGCAAAAGGAGAGCTTGTAAAAACAGGCTCTCTTTTATGTTGAAAAATAATAACAACAGGAAGGAGGAAACGATAGGTGAAGATGAGAGGTAAGGGCATGAGAAAAGTAGAAAGGCGGTGATCCAGAATATCTCCCACCGGCAGGGAATGACCGGAACGACAGGAGGTGGTGCATTTGATTGAAGTGAACGTCCGTGACGATGGTGTGACAATATCAGGGCATGCGGGATATGCGGCATTTGGATATGATATTGTTTGCGCCGGCGCAACGGCATTGGCACAGACACTGATCAAATCTGTGGAGGATCTGACAGAAGATGAAATAAAATACGATATCAGTCCCGGATGGGTTGATATAAAATATGGGAATTTATCAGAAAAGTCAAAAACTCTGGTAGATTCCTTTTTTATTGGCATTCAGTTGATTGTTAATGAATTTCCGGAAAATATTCGGATTGTGTAACTGATGTGACCGGAATGTCGTAAAACTATGGTTCGACGCAATGACCTGGGCTTAAGTGAATGGGTTGGAGCAGAAAGAGGTAACTTATGAAATTTATGAATATGCATTGGAGAGTTCCAATGAGCAACCTGCAGTTATTTGCAGACGGTGGTGGAGATGGCAGCGGATCCGGAGATGGAGACGGTGGTGGAGCTGGCACAGGTTCTGGAGATAACGGCGCATTATCTTTTGATGATTTCTTAAAGGGTGAGGGAAATCAGGCAGAGTTTGACCGCAGAGTACAGAAAGCAGTCAACACAGCAGTGACCAAAGCACAGGAGAAGTGGGAGGCGCTGACCAACGACCAGCTGTCAGAAGCGGAAAAACTGGCTAAGATGACAAAAGAGGAAAAGGCACAGTACCAGAATAAGAAACTGGAAAAGGAACTGGCTGATCTGAAACGTCAGAATGCAATCACAGAGATGGCAAAGACAGCGCGGAAGATGCTGGCTGACGAAGAAATCAATATCCCGGATGAACTTCTGGGACATCTGGTATCTGAAAATGCAGAGGATACCAAAACAGCCGTTGAAGCCTTTGCGAAGATGTACAAGGCAGCAGTGCAGGTGGCAGTGAAAGATGCACTGAAAGGAAATCCACCAAAGGCAGGAAGTGGTGGAAAAGGAAACATGACAAAAGATCAGATTCTGGCAATCACAAATCCTGCGGAGAGACAGCGTTTGATTGCAGAGAATATGGAGTTATTTCAGTAAAGGAGATACAGAGAATGCATAATATTGAAAAATTAGGACTGCAGGTGTTTGCGGCACCAGCAGGTTTAACAGGACAGGACCAGATTCAGGTAAGAGCTAGAGAAATTGACTTTGTCACATCTTTTGGTAAGAATCTGCAGGCATTACTGGATATTCTGGGAATCACCAGAATGATTCGCAAAGAGAACGGATCCGTATTAAAGACAAAGAAAGTAAAAGGTACCTTACAGTCTGGTGACGTTCCGGAAGGTGATGAGATCCCGTTATCTCAGTACACGGTAGAGGAGCAGAACTTCGATACCATTAAAATCGAGAAATACCGTAAAAGTGTTTCTCTTGAAGCGATCGCAGAGAGAGGCTATGATGCGGCGGTACAGTCCACAGATGAGGAATTTAAATCTGATCTGACCAATGTAGTATCCGATAGATTCTATGCACAGTTAAAAGCGGGTTCCCTTGTTGGCCATGAATCTACATGGCAGATGGCTTTTGCGATGGCAATCGGAAAGGTTGTAAATAAGTTCCAGGAAATGAAACGTACAGCAACCGGTGTCGCTGTATGGGTAAACACTCTTGATGTGTATAAGTATCTTGGCGCGGCAGATATCACCGTACAGACAGCGTTTGGTTTTAAATACATGAAAAACTTCATGGGAGCAGATGTTGTGTTTATGACATCGCAGATTCCGGAAGGTGTGGTTATTGCAACTCCACTCAACAACATGATTGTATATTATGTTGATCCGGGCGATTCTGAGTTTGTAAAAGCTGGTCTGCAGTATACCACAGATTCCACAACCGGATTCATCGGATTCCATGTACAGGGTACTTATGAAAGAGCTATTTCGGACATGTTCGCTATTATGGGTCTGCGCCTGTTCTGTGAATATTTGGATGCGATTTCCTATATTTCTGTTGGTGGATCTGATACACAGACACTTGGAACTCTCAATGTGACATCTGCAGCAGGTTCAGAGACAGGTAAAACGAAACTTACCGTAAAAGAGCAGCTTATGTCTCCGAAAAACTGCTGGAAGTACAAAGATGCAACAGCGGCAACTTCTGTGACTTATGGCATGGATGTGAAAGGCTGGTCTAAATGGGATGGTGAATCCGAGATTGCGTCAACAGCAGCTCATCACATTACTTTGGTTGAGTGTGATCAGAACTATAAGGCTGTTCGTTCCGGAGATGTTACCGTTACTGTAAATGCAGGAGCGTAGGAGGCTGCCAATGTATAAAGTAATCAAATATTTTACAGATCTGCATGATGCGGATCATGAATACCATCCGGGGGATACATTTCCCCGGAAAGGTGTAAAAGTGACAAATGCAAGACTTGAGGAGCTTGCCGGAGAGAAAAACAAACAGGGAGTTCCGCTGATTGAAAAAGTGGAAGAAACTGCCGGAAAGTAATGAGGTGGGGATATGCTGGAAAATCTGAAAATGTTGCTTGGAATACAGGAGAACGATACGTCTCAGGATAAAAAGCTGAACTTGATTCTGGATGCCACAAAGAGGCGGTTAAAGTTTCTGCTTGGCGGTTTAGAACCACCAGAGGAAATGAGTTACATTATTTTGGATGTTTCAGTTATTCGATTCAATAAAATCGGATCAGAGGGGCTTTCTTCCCATACCGTAGAGGGAGAAAGTCAGTCCTGGTCTTCAAATGATTTTGCCGGGTATATGGATGATATACAGGCATATCTGGACAGTCAGAAAGAGGTTACGAAAGGGCGGGTGAAATTCCTGTGAGATACGATACACCGATTTATTTCCGGAAGATCACACCAGGAGAATACGATGCAGAAACTGGCAATTATGAAGCCGATACCATAGAGGAAACATTGCGCTATGCATCTGTCATGGATACAGGAACACAGACAATGACTCTGGTGTATGGAAAAATCCAGCAGGGAAGTCTGACTATCCATCTACAGAATCGATATCAGGATCCGTATGATCATATTCGGATTCGAGATAAGCTGTATCAGGTAGATTCTGTAAGGAATCTGCGGGTAAAGCAGTGTTTGATCGTAAGTGAGGTGCAGACATGAAACTGACAGTAACAGGAACAGATGCGTTAAGAAAGAAACTGCAGCAGAATGGCAAGCTGGAAGCGGTGAAACGTGTTGTAAAGATGAACGGTGCGGAGCTGCAGGCTAAGGCACAGCGCAATGCTCCGGTGGATACCGGTACATTGAAACGTAGCATTTCATTGGTGCTTCGTGATGGTGTGTTGACTGCAGAAAGCGAAGCAACGGCAGAATATGCACCGTATGTGGAGTGGGGCACACGGTTCATGAATGCACAGCCATTTATGCGCCCTGCTTATTATGCGCAGAAGGAACAGTTCAAAAGTGATTTGAGCAGACTTATGAAGTGAGGAATAAGATGGATCCACAGCAGGAATTATTCAGTGCACTATTGGTTGAACTGAGAAAAAAGTATAAGGATACGGATACCGGTGTGTATGATACATTTCTGCCGCCGGAAGGAACACCATATCCGTTTGTATATCTGGGAGATAGTGAACAGAATACAAAAAAGACAAAATCAAACCGGATTGGGAGCTGCCAGCAGATAATCAATGTCTGGCACAGCAATCCAAGACAGCGTGGAACGGTATCGGGGTTGCTGTCTGAAATAACCAGTATTTGTAAAAAGCTGGAACATACCGCACATTATTCCTGGATGCTGAAAGAAGTGACACAGAGGATTGTGCCGGATACAACGACAAAACAGCCACTTCTGCATGGAATATTGGAAGTGGAATTCTGGTTTAGTTAGGAGGAACAAAATGAGAGTAAGAGAATTACAGGGACTGCAGTTATTTGCGGAAGCCGTACAGGGTAAAAAAATCGTGTACTTGTTCCGCATCAAATCAAAAGCTGCAAGCAATGATGCAAAAACGATTGCATTTACAACGGAAAACGGAAGAACCAAGAGTAAAGATGCGGATTCTACCATGACAAAGGATGGACCAATCCGTACACCGGGTACTACGGAGACAGAGATCACCGTATCATCCATCCTTGCCAAAGGGGATGAACTGATCGATGAACTGGAAGATGCAATGGACAATGATGAACTGATGGAAGTATGGGAAGCAAATCTTGCGGAAGCTTCTTCTGGATCTAATAAGTTCAAAGGCATGTATTTCCAGGGATATCTGACCAGTTTTGAGAAGACATCTCCTGCAGATGATTTTGTGGAATTATCACTGACCTTTGGTCTGAATGGCGCGGGAAAACGCGGAGATGTAACCGTGACTGCAGAGCAGCAGGAAGCGGCGGAGTATGTGTTTGCAGATACTCAGAAAACTGGAGCGTAAAAGTTGATATAGGGAGAGCGGCGTAGGCTGCTCTCTTTTTTGAATGAGGAGGAAAATCACATGGTTTTAAATATCAATGGAAACGATTATGAGATTCATTTCGGGATTGGATTTGTAAGAAAACTGGATGAAAAATATTTTGTAACAAGCCAGTCTGGTGTTAAGTTTGGAACCCGTTTGGAAACAAAGGTACCGATGCTTCTGGATAACGATGCAGTAACATTAGCTGAATTTCTGTATGAGGGAACCTGTGCAGAAAAGAAACGTCCGACGTTGAAAGAAGTGGATGCGTACATTGATCAGGTGGACGACATCGATGCTCTGTATGAAGAGGTGATTGATGAGTTAAAAAAGCACAACGCAACGAAGGCGAAGATGGCACAGATGCAGAAACTGATGGATGTGGCGAACAAGAAATAACATCTTCACTGGAAACTTACGACAATATTGTCCTGAACAGTCTGCGCTATCTTGGAATGCATGATTTTACTGAGATTGATCGCATGACAATGTATGAATACTGCGTGCGAATGAAATCACACAGACTGCAGCAGGTAGATCATGAATATATGCTGCATTTGTTGGCATGGCAGAGCTGGGATGTGCAGGCCATGAAAAAGCAGGGCAGAAAGAGAGTTCCGGTGTATAAAAATTTTAGCCAGTTTTTTGATTACGATGAAAAAGTGGAAGAAGCGATGACTGGAAAACCGGTAAAGTGCCATGGAATTGGCAAACGTCTGATGCAGGCGGCAAGAATGCAGAAGGAAAGGAGGAAAAAGGATGGAAAGCTATAGTGTACAGGCGGTCTTAAGTGTAGCAGACCAGGGATTTACCACAAAAATGAATGCAGCGGCAAAGTCACTGGATCAGATTGATTCCGGAGCAACACAGTCGAAGAGAAGCCTGATGGATGTTGCCAAAGGCGCAGGTGCTTTTAAAGTGGTGGATATGGCTGTGAATAAGGTGAAATCTTCCGTGGATGGAGCAATCAAACGATTTGATACCTTAAACCAGTATCCGAAAGTTATGCAGCAGATTGGATTTTCTGCGAAAGATGCACAGAAGTCCATGGATCAGTTATCAACCGGAATTGACGGATTGCCGACTTCATTGGATAGCATCGTATCTTCTACGCAGGGAATTGCGGTTCTGACCAGAGATCTGGATGGAGCAACAAAAACATCCATTGCATTAAATGATGCGTTCCTGGCATCTGGTGCAGCTACGGCAGACGCGGAACGAGGTCTGACACAGTATGTTCAGATGCTTTCCAAAGGTTCTGTTGATCTCCAATCCTGGAGAACTCTGCAGGAGACGATGGGACCAGCATTATATGATGTGGCAGAGGCATTTGGATATGCCGGTGAATCGGCACAGAATGATTTGTATGCAGCATTACAGAGTGGACAAATTACATTTACCCAGTTCAATAATAAGCTGATTGAATTGGACAGCGGTGTAAATGGATTTGCAGAACGTGCGAGAACAGCCAGTGCCGGTATTGGAACATCTTTCCAGAATCTGAATACAGCAGTGGTTCGTGGAATGGAGAAAGTGATCCGTTCCGCAGACAACAGTTTGACCGAAGCTGGTCTGCCGAATTTCCAACAACAGTTGGAGACCACAAAGACTGGTGTGAATACTGCATTTACCGTGGCAAGTGAAGCAGTTGGCAAGCTCGTGAAGATTGCGGCTCCTGGAGTAAAGCTGGTGACCAACAATCTGGATACACTGATTCCTGTACTTGGAACGGCAACGGGCGGTTTTGTGGCATACAAAGCGGCAATCGCTATTGATGACAAGGTTAAGCGATTAAATACCGTCTGGAAAGAGGGAAAAGAACGACTGCAGGCAATGCGGAGTGTTATGGATCTCCAGACAGCAGCTGTGAAATCACAGGAAGCAGCCACAATTGCGGCTACACGTGCACATGAATTAAGCACCAAAGCCAGTGTTGCACAGAAAAAGGCAGAGGAAGCACAGACAGCAGCTAAGACACTTGCGACAAAAGCAGCTAAGGCACAGGAAAAAGCAGATATAGCGCAGGCGAAAGCTAGTGCGGCTTCTTCAACTTCAACGGAACTCAGTGCAGAAGCTGCAAAATTAAAGTCAATAGCGGAATCTACGAATGCGGCAGCAACTAAGGCAAGTGAAGACGCAGAAAGAAAAGCGGCTATTGCGGCACAATACCAGGCGCAGGCAAATAAAGCGGCAGCTATGTCTGTCAATGCAGAGACGATTGCACAGGAAGCGAATACAGCAGCTGAGACAGCTGGTGCCAGAGCGGCAGAAGTAAGCAATGTGGCGATTGCTGTAAAAACAGCAGCAGTAGGTGTGCTTTCCGGTGAAATTGGTCTTGCCACAGCAGCACAGTTAATCTGGAATGCAGCTATGGAAGCCAATCCAATCGGTACGGTTGTCGCTGCAATCACAGTGTGCATAGCTGGAATTGTTGCTCTTGTGAAGATTATAAGCAAACTGGATAAGAAAATGCAGGAGGAGAAGAAACACCGTGAAGAACTGGTTGATGCTATTGATGAGCATACAGAAGCGGTTGATTCCAATAAAGACAGCCGGAAAGAGGAACTGGATGATATCAAAGCAACTGTATCTGCCAATAAAAAGTTGATTGATCAGATTGTGGAACTTTCTAAAAAAGAGCGCAAAACTGCGGAAGATAAAGCAAAGTTACAAGGCTTGGTGGAAACTTTAAACGGTTCTGTAGATGGATTGAATCTTGCTTACAGCGAAGAAAGAGATCAGCTGAATATGACCAGTGAAGCATTGCAGGAGAAAGCAGATGCCTATGCGAAACTTGATGAAGCCTCTGTAGCGGCAGAGAATCTAACCAATGTCCTGAAAGATCAGGCACAGGTGGAAGCAGATTTGCAGGATGCGGTCAATGCAACGACTGAAGCCGAGAAGAAAAAGCAAGAAGCTCTTTCAAATGGAGAAGCATATGCCGAATATGACAAGACCATGAAAGAGATGGGAGAAAAACAGACTGAGCTAAAAGGAAAACTGGAAGAGCTGGAAGCTGAGGAACAGAAATACAGTGAAATTGTTGCTTCATCTCAGGCGGCAGCATCGCAGGCAACATCAGACAACACACAACAGCAAAAAATTAGTCTGGATAGTCTTTCAGACGCTCAACAAGCCACTGTTGACAGGATTTCGGATGCTTATCAGACAATGACGGACAGTCTTGGTTCGTTGAATGACAAAATTGAGGAAGATAACGATACCACATGGTCCAGCGTTCAGAAGAATCAGGCAGATACCATTGCGAAAACACAGGAATTTGCAGATTTGTATTCGCAGGCAATCAATGCAGGCGTCAGTGAAAGTTATCTGAATGCAATCGGTGCCACTGGTCCGGAAGCATTACCACTATTGCGTGACATGATGAATAGCGGTGTGGATGAAGTTCTGGCGGCACAGGATCAGTGGGAACAGGCATATGATTCTATCGGTCATACTTTTATAGATTCCATGCAGTTATCAGATACTGATAAAGCAACACTTCGGGATTATATCAAGGGAGAGTCTGGTGTGCTTGGGACAATGGCGCAGGCGTTGGATGAAGCAGATTTTACCATGTTTAGTGAACTTGGAACAAATGTTGTAGATTCATTTTCTGATGAGATATCTAATAGCCCGAAACCTGCACTTGCTGGCGCAGGCCTTGCAGCAACTACAGCGGATTCGACTGCGAAGGGATTAGAAACAGGTTCCCCATCCAGAGTATATAAGGGATTGGGACAAGATACTATTGATGGATTTATAATTGGAATTGAATCTAAACAGAAAATGTTAGATTCTACAATGACCAAAATAATAAGCAATTTCGGCAAGACATCTGCGGATGCTGCAAAACGTTCTATTTCAACACTACCACAGATTTATACGTCAGCATTTCAGAAAGTAAATACAGCTACCAGTACGGCAATGCAGAGAAATAGAACCATTACGCAGACTGGAATGACAGCAATGGCGAATGTTACAAAAACGGGATTTAATGCCATGCAGTCAACTGCAAATCAGGGAAGTACAGCATTTTCAACAGCTGTGACGCGTGGAATGAATTCTGCAAAGTCACAGGTTACCAGTAATGTAAATGCAATGGAACGAACAGTGAAAAGTCTGGAAAGTAAATTTAAAACCAGTGGTTATAATGCGGCGCTAGGTTTGGCGAATGGAATTAATAATGGTTCTGGAAAGGCAATTGCAGCGGCAAATCGTCTGGCAAACACGGTATCAAAGACAATCAATGATGCATTAAAAATCCATTCTCCATCAAGAGTAACGGAGAAGAGCGGTGAGTTTACCACGGAGGGCATGGCTGAGGGTATGTTGAATAAGATCCGTCAGGTTCGTGAAGCTGCCAAGCGTGTGGCACAGGAAGCAATTCCAACCGGATATATTGACAGGATGGCAGCATCTGCCGGAGCGTTTCAGGTGGATACGTCATATTCTTATGCCGGTGATATTAATGCCAGATATTATTTTGAAATCCCAGTTGTTATTGATGGACGAGAGGCAGCGAAAGCTACTGCAACTTATACGCAGGAAGAACTGGAGAAACGTAACAAGTTAAACAAATATATGCGGGGGTATCGATAATGTATGAATTTATAGATACAAATGAGACTGTGACTGGTAACAACTTAGCCACAGAATCATTGGAAATAAATGGTGAATATATTGAAAATTTAATCCCTGGGTATTTGACTTTATACACAAGTGGACGAGAACTTCTTGAGTGCGAGATTGAGACTCAGACAATCGGATATAAGGATGGTGCAGATTATCGGGGAAAACGGTATCCGCCAAGAACAATTACGGTTGGATACCAGCTCTGTACATCATCAGCAGAAAAGTTCAGAGAAGCATATAATCAGCTGAACAAGATACTGAATGTGGAACAGGCACAACTTATTTTTGCGGATGAACCGGATAAATATTTTATCGGGACAAAAGTTGGAAATACATCCGTAGCAGCAGGAAGTAACTGTGTGACGGGGGAGATTGATTTTTATTGTGCAGATCCGTTCAAATATTCATTGACAGAGAAAGTATTTTCTACAACAAAGAATACATCCACAGGTGCTTTAGAGACAACTATAGTCAATGATGGAGCGTTACCAGTGGCAATCAGTTACGAGATCAAACACAACCATGAAAATGGGTATATCGGAATAGTGAGTCCATATGGTGCACTTCAGTATGGAAATCCAGGAGAGCTTGATCAGGAAGAAAAGGAGAAGTCAGAAAATCTTTTAAATCTGAATGGAGGAAATCAGATTATAAAAAATATTACCAAAGATGAGGGAATCTTAACAAATTCTGCATTTTTGAAATCAGGATCATTTACCTATCAGGATTATCATGATGGTAATGGATCACTGTTCTTCCCAATGCTGGTAAATTCATCAGGAAGTGGGAACGTCTGGCATGGACCATGTGGACAGATTACATTACCTGCGAAGAGCGATGGAAAAAAAGGAAGCACAAGTTTTGTAGCAATGGCAAAAATCATGTGGCAGCTCCAGTATGCATCTGAGGTTGGAAGTATGCAGTTTAATATTGGAGATACTGATGGAAATCTTCTTGCCTCAATAAATATATATCGTAGTGCTGGTGGAAATATGGTCACAAATTTACAGTTGATTGCCGGAAACAGTGTGAAGAGTAATATTCAGTTTAAACCGGGGGACTGGAACGGACAGGCAGATATATATAACAAAAATAAAGGCGGCGGCTATATGTATATTCAAAAGATGGGTGAGTTGTTCGAATTTTATTTTGCCGGACAGAAATACCAATACCGTATGCCAGAACTGGCTGGTAAGAAAGCTGCTTCCATCACCGTATGGTTGGGATATCCACCAGATAATAAGATTACGACAGAACACAGGATACATTATGCTGGGTTTATTAATTTATCTTTCCGAAGCGATAGTGTTACCTATCTGCAGGATTTGCCGAACCGTTATCAGGCAGGGGATGTCCTGACGGTGAATGGTCCCGCCGCAAAGATGTATGTGAATGGTATTCCAAGTTTAAATGATGAGACAGTTGGTTCAAAGTATTTTAAAGCTCCGCCAGGGGAAACCAAGGTGGAGTTTTATTATTCTAATTTTTCGAATCCAGCACCGACGATTACAGCAAAGATTAGGGAGGCGTACTTATAAATGGAGAATGTAAGAATTGCAATCTTAAGTAATATGGATAAGGTCTGCGCCTTTATGGATAATGAGGCAGTGGATGGTCTGCATTACTGGGATGATGAATTGCATAGATATCTTAGCGGATCGACGAATACATTTTCATTTAAAGCAGATGCAACACATGAAGATTCTATCTATCTGATCGTTGGCAATAAAATATCCTTCCGTTATAAGATGCGGGATTATTATTTCAATATTGTAAGCAGTGTGCGGGATGAAGATGTGGTTGAGGTAGAAGCATTTGCATTAATATTTGAACTCCTTAATGAATATTCCAGTGAATATACGGCGGCAAATGCAATGACATTTGCAGAATATATAGATGCGTTTGATTATGAAAAAACATTGACGCTTGGCATTAATGAGGTATCGGATAAATCTATTAAACATGAGTGGACGGGAACGAACACAATCTTGGCACGTCTTTTTTCATTGGCCAATGTATTTAGCGCGGAGATTGAGATATTACCGCAATTAAATATGGATTATTCTCTGAATTCCCTGATTTTGAACGTTTATAGAGAACATTCTGAACAGTATCAGGGAATCGGTGCAAACCGTGTAGATAAGATTTTACGGTATGGTGTAGAGGTGGAAGGTATCACAAAAACATCAGATGTGACAGAACTGTATACATCCATCAAGCCGATTGGAAAAGACGGACTCACATTGGTAGGAATGTCCAAAATTGAAGTTGATGAAAATGGTGAGCAGGAATATGTACTGCTTGATCATGATGGGATTATACGTGCCGTGCAAGCCCGTGATCGCTTTCCGTCCAATATCATGGGAAAACGTAATGATGGCTACATTTTGAGGAATTGGAGCTATGAAACAGAAAATGTAAATATGCTATATGGTCAGGCACTGGCACAGTTAAAAAAAGATTGTGTTCCACAGGTAAGCTATGATGTCAAAGGTTATTTTGATCTTGGAATTGGAGATACGGTAGTGGTTTGTGATGAAGAATACAATCCAGAATTGTATTTGAGTGTCAGGGTTGTGGAACAGTCCATCAGCTTTACAGATCCATCCAACAACAAGACCACAGTTGGAAATGTCAGAGAGTTGCAGTCGGAGTTAGATCCGGAGATTCTGGAAAGAGTATATATGCTTGAGGCTGCAGTTGGAGCTGCAGATAATAAATATGCTACAAAAGATAATCTGGAAGAGACAAATAAAAATGTTACCAATGTAACAAATAAAGTGTCGAATCTGGAGAATGTAGTAGCCGGCAAAGTAAGTACCGAAGAACTTGAAGCACAGGTTGCACGAATTGCTACGCTTGAAACCAATAACGTCACCATCAACAGCAAACTGACGGCCAATGAAGCATCTATCAACAGCTTAGTAGCCAAAGATGCAGAGATTGACGGAAAACTGACTGCCCAGGACGCAAGCATTAAAAAACTAGATGCAGAAAAACTCAGTGCAGAAGATGCCAATCTGACCTATGCGACCATTGAGAGTCTGAAAGCCACCGATGCCACGATCACCAACATCAGCGGCGATTACGCATCATTCAAAGATACCACCACAGAAACATTGAAAGCTCAGACTGCAGATATCGTAGATCTGAAAGCCAACAAGCTGAGTGCTACAGATGCAGATTTCCGCTATGCCAATATTGACTTTACAAACATTGGTAAGGCTGCCATGGAGTATTTCTATGCGCAGTCCGGTCTGATCAAGGATGTTACGGTTGGAGATCAGACAATCACTGGTGAACTGGTTGGCGTTACAATTAAGGGAGACCTCATTGAGGGAAACACAATTGTGGCGGATAAATTGGTAATCAAAGGCGACGATGGTCTTTATTATAAGCTAAACACTGACGGATCAACTGTTGAAAAAGAGCAGACAGATTATAATTCTTTAAAAGGAAGCCTTATACAAGCAAAGTCTATTACTGCCGAAAAGATTTCTGTGAATGATTTGGTGGCATTTGATGCGACTATTGCTGGATTTAGTATAACTGATTCAGCATTGTATTCCGGAGCAAAGGCATCGGCGACAAATGGGACACGTGGTATCTATCTTGGAAAAGACGGACAAGTGTCATTCGGCGATGGCCAGAATTACATTATGTATTTCAAAGACACTGATGGTTCTTGGAAACTTGCAATATCTGCAAATAGCATAACATTTAGCTCTGGAAGAAACATCGAAGATGTGATTAGCAGCATGCAAGATCGTATGGATGAAATAGCAGACGAGGTTACCACTTCATTGTATGTTACATCGTCAAAAGGAAACGTTTTCAAGAATACGAATGTATCAACAATATTATCTGTAACAATTATACGCGGCACACAGCGAATTACTGATAGCGAAACATTAGCATTAGTATTTGGCGAGGGTGCTTTTTTACAATGGAGATATCAGTTAAATGATTCTGATGATTATTTAACGCTTGCTCCAGAAGATCAACGGATCGCGGAAGGCGGTTTCAAATTTAAAATCAGTCCAAACGATATAGACACAAAAGGTGTATACGCTTGTGACTTGATCGTAGAAGAAAAGGAGAAAAATCAAAATGGCAATTAGAGCAACCGGTCAGGCAACTATTATTGATGTAACTGACGCTTATAGTATTATATTAACATCAGAGGCTTATACATTTCCTGGCACAACATCTGGTGCATCAGCCGGTCAGAAATGCGCAACGCAAGCAGTCGCATATTGCGGACAGAATCAGTGTCCTGTAGTAGTTGTAGATGCGAAATCTATCATTTGTCCTACTGGCATCACAGCGGCAGTTACCGATAGTGGAACAGCATCGCCGACAATCACATTTACGACAACAGCAGTTATCACCTCGTCCTGTGAGGCAACCATTCCAGTGACTGTCGACGGTATCACAATTAATAAGAAATTTTCTTTTGCAGTAGCAAAGACAGGCGCTACGGGAGCAAAAGGAGATGCCGGTAGAAGTATCACCGGTGTTACAAACTACTATTTGGCAACATCAGCAGCAACAGGAGTTACAACCGCGGCATCTGGTTGGACTACCACAATGCAAACGACAGATACTACTAAGAAATATCTCTGGTGCTATCAGTCCATTGCATACTCAAGCGGAAATCCTACCACAACAACCCCTGTTATTATTGGAACACACGGTGCAACAGGTAATACCGGCGCAACAGGCAAAGGCATTAAATCTGTAACGAATTATTATCTCACAACTTCGGCAGGAACAGGAGTCAAGACAGATACATCCGGTTGGACTACAACGCCGACAGCAACAACAGTGACGAATAAATATATTTGGTGCTATCAGTTGATCACATATACCGA